ACGACCTAATCAATATCTCTGAAAACTTTGTAGATACGGGGTTTACGAATATAAATGTCTATGATCTAGTTAATATATCTGAAAACGTCAGTAATATAGGAGAATCACCAATCTCTATATATGACTCTATATCAATCTCGGAGTCAATATCGACACAGCTCACAGTCGATATAAATACATATGATTCATTAAATATATCAGAGAGTATCAATACTAGTGGTCAGTTGGTTCTTAGTATCTTTGATTCAGTCAACATCTCAGAGATCACAAACAACTCTGGACAGATAGGCAACATAAGCATTAGTGACTCCATATCTATCTCGGAACTTGTTACTGTTACAAATGACCAATTAGGGGGAATCAATGTTTCAGACTCTGTGAACACTTCAGAGAACTTCTATGATACGGGCGAACTAAGTTTGTCAAAGATAGACAGTATAAGTATTTCGGAATTCGTCACCGTTGCTAATAACCAACTTGGAGACATCAGTGTATTTGATATAGTCAATATATCTGAGAATTTTACTAACACGGGTGAGTTGCTAGTATCAATAATAGATACCATAAACATAACAGAGAGTATCACAAATACTGGACAGATAAGTATCTCAGTAGCGGAACTAGTAAACATTTCAGAATTCACCTACGGTGTTACTCAACTTGTAGATATAAATATTGTAGATAACATAAACATATCAGAAAACTTCACAAATGAAGGTCGCTATACTATATCTGTTGCTGATACGATTAGTCTTAGTGAATTAGTCACAGTAACTAACGACCAACTTGGTGGAATCAATGTCGAAGATGAGTTATGGATGTATGAATATGTATCGACAGGAAACAACTTCATAGCGATTATCTTTGAACAAATCTCTATCTCGGACGAAGCTACATTAAGTAATCCCCCCCTGGGAGATATCAGCGTTATAGATGCAGTTAGTGTTTTAGACAATTTAAGTCCAGATCTTCAGTTCGGAACAATCAATTTGGTTGATGTGATCAATATCTCAGAATATGTTCTTGGCGACGGTTCACAATTAGGACAAATTAGCCCAACAGATAACATATCTATCAGTGAATCAATCAATCTAAGTAACTCACAATTGGGAGACATCTCTGTCTTTGAACAGATTAATATCTCTGAGAATTTTACAGATACAGGAGAACTCAATCTCTCAACCTTTGATTTAATTAACGTATCTGAGAACTTTACAGACTCAGGATCTATATCCCTAAATGTAAATGACCAGATCAATATAACAGATAATGTATCTCTAAATCTGTCCTTGGGAGGAGTTAGTGTTGTAGACAACGTTAACATAACTGAAAATCTACAGATACAAGGAATCAATCTCTTTGATCTAATATACATATCTGAAGTCGTGACTCTCGAAAACGGGAGATTGGGTGATATCAGTGTTATCGATTATGTAAACATTACAGAACTAGTAGTAGTTATTATTCCAAATCTCGGAGATATACAGTGTATAGATGCAGTAACTATATCAGAAGTACTATCAATCAGTTGTTTGTTAGGAGGAGTAAACGTAGTAGATTCAATCTTTACAACAGAAGATATCCAAAACGCTGGACAATTGGGCAACATTAGTGTCTTTGATGGAATTCTTATAACCGAAGACGTTAGATATGGTTTCTACTACGACATTATTGTCAGTGATCAAATTAATATCACAGAATTAAACGGGTCTGAATCCTTTAGATTCTCACCATCAGACATTAGACCAGTAGGTAAAAGTCGAAACATGAGACCAATAGACGGCCAATTAGCTGGTTTCTTCTAAAAAGAGGCTAAGGACTATGATAAAATAATCACAATGGACTTAAATATAAACATCGTAGATAGCATACAAATCACTGAACAGGGACGTTCCGTGTGTTATTTGCCGTCTCTTACAAAATACAACGATGTCTATATCCAGTATTCTCAAAGTAACATTAGTTACAATGGGGATGTATTACCTTTTGCCGTAAGTGTAAATGATGTCGCAAATGTATCAGATAACATGTATTTGGAGGTTCCTTTCTTGGGTGATGTAGATGTTGTTGATCAATTGGAATTAACCGAAGATATTGAATCGTTCGCTGAAATGGGCGAAGTTACTGTATCTGACGATATAGAACTATCAGAAAACTATGGAGAGGAATCTGTAACTGACGCATATGGATCAGAGGATATACAAATATCGGAAGCTGTCATAATGTTCATGGCGGAACCAGATATTAATATATTTACATTTGATACAGTTAATCTTCCTGATGGAGCAATAACTCCGACTCTCATAGATAGTTTTAGTGAGATTAATGCCAACACAGACTTTGTACAGATGCAACACCAGGGGCAATCTTTTGTTCCAGCTGGAAATGACGTATTAAATTCATCTAAGTTTTATCTCAAGAATCAAGGTTCGGCAACAGGAACTATCACATCTAAATTGTGGTCCACAGTTGCTGGAGAACCAGACACACTGTTAGCAACTTCCGATTCTATAGACATTGCAACAATCCCAGGAGCCGACACTCTAGTCACCTTTACCTTCTCTGGGGCAAACAAGGTCAATCTTGTTGCTGGAACTACTTATGTAATTACAGCCCACAGTGAACCAACTTCTAGTTATGTCTCTATTTACGGACATGATGGATTGGATATGCATTCTGGAACTGGGTTTGTTCAAATAGGAGCCCCATGGCTTGCAATGATCCCTGCCAACATCGGTACTTACGTTGATGTTATATTCTATGTATATGGAGATGGTGGTGCGGTAATTTCAAATGTAACTGTAACTGAAGATCTTGGAGACATATCCACTTATGACACAATCAACATCTCGGAAACCCTGGGGACAGATTTTATATACTTCTTAGATATTTTTGACAACATTAACATATACGAGAATATCTCCTTCGAATGGATCTCAGATTTATCGGTTATCGACAACATAGAGATTTCAGAAAATGTGGAGTCAACTGTATGTAATGAGGTGTCAGTATACGATACACTTAATCTTACAGAATTGGTAAATATTGAAGTTCCTCTTCTAGGCGGTATTTCAAAAGTTGATACCATTAATATCTCTGATGTTGTAAATCCAACTCTTCCACAACTAGGTGATATAGGAACATTTGATGTAATTAATATATCAGAGTATGTCATATCTCAATCTCCTGACCTAGGTAGCATTGGGGTATTTGATACAGTATTAATTTCTGAAAACTTTGCTCCTTCTGGAGAATCTAAGGTCCAGGTTGTTGATAATATATCAATCTCTGACGTTGTTGTAGTAAACAATTCGCAACTTGGAAATATAGTAGTTAATGACACTATCAGTATTAGTGAGGACCTATTAATATATTCGATATTTGGAGTCACGGTCTCTGATACTGTCAACATCTCTGAGTATAAGAATTGGGAATCATTCAGATTCGAACCTACCCCAGGCAGAAGTAGACCAAAAGCCAGCGGTAAAAAAATGACAATTATCGGTACTTCTGGTAAAATTGATCCGATAGCCAATATTGGAAGAGGTTCGAATGAGAGACCTATTGCACGTGGATATGGAAACAAATCTCCTATCGCGGGTAAACAAGATTCCTTCTAGGACTATGGTAGAATAGGATTTAATAGCTAATTAATAAAAACAAATGATAATTTTAGAAGCAGACAATAGAAGGTTAACCCTGTCAAGTAAATATTCATACTTAGTATCCAACCAAACGGCGGGTATCACATCTTTTTCTATATTAAATGCTACAGATTCAGCATATGCAGCTAACGAATACCTACTATTAAGCAACTTTGGAGCAGAAGACGCAGAAGTCGTACAGATTTTGAGCGTAGATAACCTATCTGGCTTAATAACGATAACGACTCCTACCACCTTTGCTCATGCAGAAAGCACCAGAGTCAGTATTCTTCCTTATAACAAGGTCCGCTTTTTCCACACAGTTACTGATGTCTTCGACATCGGAACTGCTGTTCCATTAACAGGATTTATCGATCTACAACCCAGCGATTGGTTTACAACAAAAAGTGATGAAACCTTTTCAGATGGATATGGATGGTATTGTTTCTATAACACAAATACAGCCAACTACTCCCAAGTTTCTAACTATATTCCATACATAGGTTTTGAGGCAAATACGACAGAACAAATTTTGTCAGACTTCTTTAGCATGCTTAGTAACAAGGAACTTAAACTTGTTACAAGAGAAGATGCACTTTCATGGGCATCTGAGGCATATGGAAGAATGAGAAACAAACTTAACCTAACAAACGTTGAATATTCATCATCGGCAATTCAAACACTTACGTTGATTCCAGGACAGATAGAATATGACCTACCAGTTGATTTTGATCATCTAGTTGCCTTCATTAATACAGATCCCACAAACGCAGGTGCATGGGGTCCAATGAAGCAAGACATAGAATTCGTTTCTCTAAAGAATGCTTATACCTATAATGGACTCGGACCAAGATACTACATTAGAGGATTCAAATTGGGTATCTTACCAACACCATCAGCATCGGGTGCTTATAGTTATATCTATCAGAAAAAAGCAAGTCGACTATCTCTTAACACAGATGAAGTTGATTTACCGAACGGAGGAGAATACGTAATAAAGGACTATATGCTTTATAGAGCCTTTCAAAAATTTCAAAACCCACAGTATAAACAATATCTTGAATCCTATACAAATGGGATTAACGATATGATAATTGCTAGCGTTAAACGCGACGCCAATTTGGATACTTGGGGAATTCAAAGACAAAGTAATGTATAAAAAGTATGAAAAAAAAATATAATATTAAAAAGGGAGAGAAATATGGTAAGTGGGTAATTTTAGATAACCATGTTCGACACATTAAACCTTCTGGGGCAATTACTTATTTAAATTTGTGTAAGTGTGAATGTGGAAAGGAAAGTCTAAGAGAATCTATTACTTTATTTAAATCAACTTTAAAAGGATGTTTTTCTTGGTGGAGAAAGCAAATTTTTCAAAGAGATAGTTTTAAATGCAAGATTGATAATTCGGATTGTAAAGGTCAATTAGAAGCACATCATATCTTATCATGGAGAGAATTTCCAGAATTAAGATTTGATATTAACAATGGCATTACTTTATGTCACGCCCATCATCCAAGAAAGAGGGCGGAAGAGAAACGATCAATTCCTACATTTAAGGAATTAGTGTCAGTATCAAAAGTCGGCTTATTTTAGAACCAGGTAAAGCCCAACAACGCATAGTCATACCTTACTTTGAGGGCGTCAATAGCCTAGTGAGTTTTAACATGGCTAAGAGAACTGAGTTTATCCATGCAGAGAATGCACGAAGTAAGATAATCGGAACTATTGAAAAAAGAGAAGGACAAAGAACCCTTGGAACAGATTCCAACGGTCTTCCTTTTGTTTCATCTAATAACTATGGACTTTTTTCTTTTCAGAATGCAGCCAACCTTGGTTTGTATAGAATAAGCGTTTTGAAAAGCAATACACTGTCAGTCAATGTTTGGGACACCATACCAGTTGCAGAAACATTCTACCCTACGTCCTTGGCAGTATCAGTAGCCGACGGCCTTAATATAACAGACAGAGTAAATGAGAATACTGGGGATCTAGCAACTATCTATTATATAAATAACTCAAATCAATGGATTCCACTTTCTGGAAATGGTACAAACATTCCTGGGGGTATTTTTGATTATGCCTACGCTGAAGGTTGCGTATTCTTAGTTAACTTTAATTCACCAAATAGATATATCAATAAAGACGGAGTTACCGTAACAACATCTACTACAGGCGGTGGACATTTATTTAATACTCCACCAGCATCAAGAATCAATTTTTATAAAAACAGACTTTATCTAGCCGACTTTACCTATGGAGGAGTTAGGTATCCCAATACAATATTAAGATCATCTTATCCAATGGGTATCATTTGTCTACTTAACGAGGATAAGGCACTTGCAGTTTCTGGAACAGAGATCAAACTTACTGAGACAAAATATATCTACGCAGACTCTGGGACCAACACATATGACGTCTATAGAGGAAATACTTTAATTACAACGATAACCGTCACCACAGTTAACGAAGACAGTGTTGTGGCAACCTGGTCAGGAACACCCAACTTACTAGCAAGTGATGAATTATGGATTGCAGGTACCTTTACTGGATCTAAAGTTTTTAGATGGATAAACAATCCATCAACAACAGGAAGAGACGTCAAACAGTACGACACCTTTAAACTTTCTGGTGGAGAGAATGACGCCATTACTGTATTAACAAACATAGGAAATGTTATGTTTGCTGCAAACAAGAATGCTATGATCTCATGGAATGATTATACCCTAGAGAACTTTGATCTTGATGTTGGATGCGTATCCAAGAAGGGATATGTGAAGATGCTCGGCACAATGTACTTCCTACACTATACGGGTATTTATGCAACAACTGGAGGAGTCCCCAAACTTATTTCAAATAAGATAGAAAAATATATTACTGGTGCAACCAAACTCGGTAAGGAATCTTCAGCCGCTGGAAAGAAAGGTAGAAACATATTCTTTACATTAGGAGATGTAACCCTATATCACCCAGACGGTTCGGTTGACAAGATCCTTAAAGATGTGTGTGCTGAGTTTAATATGATTCAAGAGAACTGGTTTATACATACAAATGTTAAGGCATCTGAGTTTGCAACCTTCGTAGAATCAACTGATTCAGGTAGATTGGAATTCACAGATACAACAGGAAACAAAGCGGTTAAGGAATTTCTTGTTGGAGAAACTGATGATGGAGATCCAATTCACTTTAGAGTAGATACACACAAGATAACAACCCAACCAACAAACTTTGAATATTCAAGTAAATTAATTGCCCTATTGACAGAAGTCGAAAGAGGTTCTGCAATGCAGTTGTTTGTTAACCTAGAAAATAATGAAGAATATTATCCAGTAGAGGGCAAGATTACCAAAGGACTTTCCGTTGTCAAAATGTCAGACAAAGATAGTTATAGAGGTAGACCTCCATATTGTAGATTAGTCAGTTTATCCATAAGAGATTCAAGTCCTCAAATTTGCAAGTTAAATAGAATGACCCTTGTCACATTGCCAACCACGGATGAAAACATGGATAATGAATAATCACATATGTCAAATGAAACAAACAAAAACTACGAATATGTTGAGAGACCTTACAACACGTACCTTGAACGATCTGATTTAAGCGTGGGAGAAGATACAAGTCAAGGGCAATCTAGTACATCAAATGATCCAAGTAGTGGTAACGTGGTTACTAATAACAAGCAAGGTACAGAAGACTCAACTAATAATGGAAGCGTTGAGACACAACCAGTCAAGTCAGATGGAGGAATG